TTGCAGTCATCTCCTCATCCATCGTCTTATTCATCAGGTCAAAGTTTCGTATGTGTATCCAGCGCATGATTGATTCTCTTTCTGGTAGTTGGTTTATTTGTTGCGGGTAATAGATAAGCCTGAGTTGAACAGTCGAGCCAAGGTTTTTAAGTTACCAAGGTCTGAATCGGTAACAGTCTTGCGCCCGGTTATATCGCTCCAGAGCGTAGCTAACTCAAGAGGTTCAACTATGTACTCGTGATCGTTCCCATAATTGCGAATCGTGTTAGTTGTGATATTCACTGTTTTACCCCCCGTATATGGCGTTCGGCGTGAAGCGTTCGTCGAGAGTGATAGTGCCGGGGTTGAATCTCGGACCATCATTGAGCATACGTGCCGCACTCTCGATACCACGCAGCCACGCTAGCTGGTAGTTAGTTGGCTCGTTAGTTATTAGGGCATCATCTCCGCTAAAGTTTTCGTTCCATCGTTCGAGCATCGCTTCTATTTCTGCACCGTTATTTGCGATGGCGAGATTGAAAGCTTCCGCATATTCCATTGCTGCGTTGTGATCTAATCCATTGAGCATGATTGATTCTCTTTCTGGGTGTCTGGTTTAGGCGGAGCCGATCCCGCCAGTCGGCTATATATATTTAGGCACTCTCCCCTAGTATCAGGTCGGCTGCCTTCTGTCCTTGCTGGGCTGCCAGCACTACCATCTTCTTATCGTTACGCAGTGCCCGTAGCCAACTCTGGATGTATGCTACCCGTTGCTCACCTTCGATCTCGTTTGTGACTCCGGTTACCCCGCCGATGAATGCGTTAGACATTTCAGCGACCAACTCTTCTTGAGCGTAGATCGGATCGCCAAACTTCACCGGGACTTTATTGTCCTTGCGGTTTAGTCTGGACTCGTGACCTGTCGAGTGCCCGCACTCGTGGAACAGGGTGCTGTAGTACGACTCCGCAGATCGAAACGTCTCACGTCGTGGCATCGTGATCGAGTCCATCGCTGGCGTGTAGAACGCTTCAGACCCGGTCGCTAGTGTGATGCCTTCGCGTTCTAGGTAACTGTTCACGATCTCTTCTGCCTGTTCGATAGGATCGAAATCATTCTCGATCCCGGCAGGCATTGGCTTGATGTCCAGCCCGTCGACCTGCTCGACGTTGAACACGCTGAAGTAACGCATCAGCATGTATCGGGAGCATTTATTTTTTCCGATGTTTTCGCACTTGGTCTTAGTGTTCTTCACCGGGCAGGATGATTCATGATTGAAAGCTTCCATCCACAGCGTGACCGCCTGCGATTTCTCACCTTTGCGTACCTGCCCGCCCATTTTCTTAGCTTGATTGAACGTGATCCAGCGCGGGTCTGAGTAGCCTAGCTTCCAAGCTATGAACTCCAACCACAGTTTGTTGAATCCTCGGTATGGTTTGCCGTGAATTGATCGTGCGCCGTTGTTACTTGCTGCCCAAGGTTTCTCCCATGGGATGTGACCGTCTTCTAAAGCTTCGATAATCTGGTTTGTAATTTTGTCGTATGCAATTTGGTTTGACATTGTTTCGATTCTCTTTTGTGCTAGTTGATTGATTGTTTACTTTCCGATTTTGCGTACCACGTCGTGCATGTCACGCCATACGACCCAAGTCACAGCCTGCACCGTGTGGACTGGTACATCTAGAATTTGTGCAGCCTCTGCGTAGGCATCTGCGACGATCTCATAGGCACCTTTGCGCTGCAATACTTTCTGTTGGGCATCCGTTTGTTTAGTGCCCATCCAGATAGAGAATGCGTGACGGTCGATGCATGCGGTCGAGTTTCCGACCGGGTCGATGATCGCTCCAGCGAATCGTTCAACCTTTGGACCTTTTAGCGCAGTCAATTCGCCTGCTAGGCAACGGTTCGCCTTGTCGATATTTGCGCCGGATTGAAACCGGGTGAATCCGGTAGCGCACACTTCAGACGCTGCGATCTGGTTTGTGATCCAATCTGTGACGGGTGACAGTGCTGCGATGGCGTATGCGACGTTTTCAACTGGTAGATCGTGACGGTCCGCCAGTTCTTCGGCTAGGTTGCGCGCCGCCCAATACCAGTTCTCACCTGCCATCTGCTGTGATTCTGTCGCCGCTTCGTAAATGTCGATTATGTTCTGAGTCGATCCGGTCATGATTTCTGAAAGTGGAGTTGCCATGATTGATTCTCTTTTCTGGTTTGCTAGTTGAATAGGTTAGTTGCGCTGTAGCCAAAATCCCAAGAAACGTTTGGTGTTTGGGTTGTACCAGTCACCGTGTCTCTTGACGGTCTGGAGCATTGGAACGGCGTCCCGTAGCTTGATGGGCGTCCAGTCCGATTCGGGTTCACCGTCCGATATTTCCGCCCGTATAAAACGTGTTCCGTCTCCGCTGAATGTCATATCTATCATGTCACCACTTCCGACTTCGTCTCGGAATGTGATTTCCTCATTGGTTGCACTGATTGGAAGTTGTGAAACGTGAAGTTTCATGGTGAGTAGTTCCCTATTTGCTAGTTGAAGAGAGCGAATATCCTCTCACTAATAGAGGCAAGCCGTGAAGCTTGCCCCCATTTATTAGATGATATTGATTCTCGATTCTCGCTATTGTTTGCGGTCTCGTGTGGTTGCGTTATAAGTTTTCGACCTTGTGGATTGTGGTCAGTCCTACGCATCTAATCCCTGAAGTGCCAATGAAAAAGGTAGCTGTCGCCTGTTTCCTATGGTGGAACTCGGGCTTCACGTTGACCTTGAAAGGTCTTCTCGGCTGGATGCTTATCGCCGAAAGGTGCGGAACTCTTACTCGTACTCCAACCGGGCTATATCGCCCCGGCGGAGCCGATGCCCGTTGCCAGCGGGTAACTCGGTGCCTTGTGCTACTTAAAAGTTTATACCGGAAGTAGTAGTTGTCAACAGGTAAAAAGGGCAATTCGTGACCAATTTTTGACCAATTTCGCCATGATTCCGGGATGGTTTCGATCACCTCCAAAGCTTCCCGATAAGTTAACAAGTCTCAACTAAAATCACGTACAGAGCGTACAAGTAGTAGTGATGATGTTTGATACTACCACTGGACCTGTATGGGCTGTGCAATTTGCCCTGAAATTGCCCTGAAAATCTCCATTAGCGAGAATGTTTGCCGTACTGGAGCGCAGATGCACACAGGGAGCCGCTAGGTGTGAAAAAGGTGTTTCGGGTCGCAAACCTTTCACGCGCGCACGTGTCCGGGCATCTGTGAAATCCTTCACAAGTGGATTCTCGGGCATATATTCCACATTTCTTGGTTTTTGCGGAAGGCGTATTTCTGCCTATATCGTGAAACCTTTCACAATGTTTGGTCGCATCTCGTGATTCATTTCACAAAGTCCAACATTCCGCTCGTGATAGTTTTCACAATGTCAGCCTTGTTTGTGATAGTTTTCACAACCTGCCAGCCGCTGCGAGTCCTGTCGCTGCCTCCCTGCGCCAACGTCGACGTGGAGGAGGTGGTGGTGTGGTGAGGGGTGTGTGTGGTGTGTGGAGGGGGGTATGGTGTTGGAGTTGGGTGTGTTTAGAAGAAAGGTACCCCCTTGACGGTTTGAAACCCAAAAAGTGCCTACCCCTGTTCATGAGAATCGCCATGGTGGAGTCCCGTACTTGTATTTTTTTCTGGTGTTATGTGGGTGTTACACCTTGAAGTGCCCAAGTTGAACTAGGATTTGTGTTCTTGTAACGGGTGTAACGGGTATGTAACGGGTTATGTAACGCTACTGCCGTTACACACCCCCCCCCTTTAGGGGGGAGGGGGATGATGTAACAGCTAGGTATAAGTAGTGTTTTAGTATTTATAAAGACTGTTGGTTATACTTTTTGCGAGTTGTTGTTGCTGGCGTATCCGGGGTGCTTGTTTCACTCGGTTCCTCGTTAGGTTCCATGCAGGTGTTTAGTTGGTACGGTTATCACCTTTTAGGCAGCAGCTTTCAGGCTTCCTGTGTAGTTCCTCCAATTTTCTACACGGGAAGTTTGTAATTTGGGGGAAAAAAGATTGTTGTTATCTGAGGATCGTAAGGCGTTACTGTCTGCTGCTGGTTTTGAGACTTGGGTAGAGCAGGACGAGATACTTGACCACCATGCTCGTATCAAGTTGGTAGCTGGTGGGGAGCGTGCTGGTAAGAGTTTTCTTGGTGCGTTGTCGATTATCAACCGTTTGGACGAGTTTCAGAGCGGTGATGTGTGTTGGTTGGTAGCAAGAGACTATGAGCGTACTCGTGCTGAGTGGAATTATTTGTCTGAAATCCTGACTAAGCTGGGATTTTTAGTAAAGCAGACGAAGCGTATTGATCCGGGCGAGATGTCTGTGGCGTGTGGCACGAGTGAGAAGCCGGGTATTTTCACGATCAAGACTAAATCTGCCCAAGACCACAGAAGTCTTGCTATGGAAGCCCCACGAATGGTGGTTGCTTGCGAAGCGTCCCAGATTGACTACGAAAGTTTCCTGCGATTACGAGGAAGAATTGCTGAGAAGCGTGGGTATTTGTTTTTAGAGGGGACATTTGAAATGTCTCTTGGTTGGTATCCGTCTCAGTGGGAATCGTGGCAGTTTTATAACCCCGATGATGACGCTATATCTTTCTCACTGCCCTCTTGGACAAACAATGTTGTGTACCCGGGTGGAAAAGACGACCCGGAAATCGAAGCATTACGGCGATTGCACTCGGAAGACTGGTTCAATGAGCGTGTTGCTGGTAAACCTGCCCCACCAAAAGGGCTTGTCCACAACATGTTCGATATATCAACCCACGTATCCGACCAAGCAGAGTACATCGAAGAAGAACCTGTGCATCTTTGGGTAGACCCGGGCTATTCTCAGGTCACCAAATCAGCATATGCGGTAGTAGCAGTGCAGATTATTGGGGGTCAGGTCAGAGTTATTGACGAAATCTACGAAAGAGAAAAGATTACAGAGGAAATAATTGAGATTTGTCAAATGCGACCGTGGTGGAAAGACGTTCAAAACGGCGTGATTGACATTGCAGCGCACAATATGGGCGAATCAAGACCTGTAGATACATGGCTTGAGAAGGCTCACTTGTACATGCAGTCAGAACGTGTTGGGATTATGGACGGTATCGAACGATTCAACACGTTCCTGAAGGAAAATCCCTCTACAAAGCAACCAAATCTTATAATCAACCACAAAGCTAGGGGCTTGATCTCCGAATTAGGTGGCTGTGCTAACCCATTTGATGACCAGATTCATGTGTATACGTGGCGCACAGACAAGGACAACAACGTAATTGGCAGGCAGCCTAGAGATGCTTTCAATCACAGCGTCAAAGCTGTAACGTATGGATTAGTTGTAAACTTTGGCTATGCCCGAGCAGCAGGTGCATCGAAGATTATTACGGTAAATAGGTGGTAACGTGGCAAAAATTGATGACCTAATTTCCCAAATAGAAGATGTTTGGGAATCGCCCGGTTTCCGTACCAGAAGAAGTCGGATGGAAAGCGATTACGGTCTGTATCGCATGAATCCATACGATGCAGGCAACGGTTATCAAAGCTATACGTCCAACGCCCCTAAGATTCTTGCGGATAAGATCATGTCTTATCTGTCGAACGCACAAATGTCAGTGCGAGTACCACTCAGTGCTGAGGTTGATGACCGTACACCCGGCTCGCTAAAAGAAAAGTTTGTCATTGGCGCGCTGAACCTTGCCGATGAACGCATGCAAAGATACGGGCAACCCTCTATCAGAGAGCAGTTAGCCTTCTATGTAACCCTGCGAGGATGGTATGCAGGGCGCGCCATGCTAAACAAACACACAGATGGCGCAACTTATGTTGATATAACACCCTTTGACCCACTGCATATCTGCTACGAGATGGACGACAAGGGTATTGTTTGGCTTGCACATAAAACCAAACGCTCACCTTCATCCGTAAAGAACACGTTCAATGTTGATGTCGAACCTTTGATTGAAGGAGAAACATCTTCAGGCATAACCGTTTGGGACTATTACTCA